TACCCTTTAGCCGGATCTACTAATACTAACTGTTCAGGCCAACCACCATCCGTGGCGTTTTTAATAGCATTGCCAACAAAGCCTAATCCAATAATTCCAATTTTTTCCATACTTTGATTTTTAAATAAAATTCTAGCCCCGCCTATGGTACCTGGCATTTGAATAGAGCTACTCATTTTTCAGTAAGCCCCATAAAAACTAATTCACGTTCTGTGATATGTGCTACAGGTTTAAGCCAACCGTGTTCGACACATTCTAATATTAAACTTCGATAATTTTCCGGGCACCTCTGACTAATTTCAAATCCTGCTCGAGGAGTTACTACAAATTTGTCAGTGATATTAAAATGTCGATCGCCTTGTTTAAGGGTTCGAACAGAGGTTTGATGAGTTTTAAATGTCATAACACTATTATAGCATAGTGTTATTTAAAGGTCAATAGCAAATCCAATCGCTACTCTTGAAAGGCTTGCCCTCTTCTGCTCGGGGCAAATATCGTATTACTTTTTTCTGTAATCTTTTTATAATTTCATGTTGGTGATCATGTTCAAATGCTTTCAAATACATTTTCCAACTGCCACCATCTTCTCTACTATTTTTGAGATTTCTTTCTAGGAATTTTATAACTTGACCCTGGTTACCTTTAAATTTGGCTAATAATTCACAAGCAATATTAAAACCATATGCATCCACTTCGTCCGTGCATCCTAGATATTCTTGTTCTTCTCTTAGTTTTGTACTTGATGCTGAGCTGGAGTAGTTCAGTAATGATTTGAAATTTCTTCTTCGATATTGTCGCATATGAATAATTTCATGCAACATTGTATCTGCTATTACACTACAAATACCCTTGTATCTTCTTTTGGTTATTTTTATTTCATCATAAACGGGATTATAGACAAAATTTAATTCTATGCACTTTTTATCATTCTCATCATAATCGCTGTAATATGTTCCTCCGACAAGTACACCGTGACTTTTGACTTTTTCGTCCCAATCCATTGTTACTTTGACGGGATAGGTTCTTTTGAGATAGTTGGTAATGATTTTATGGAACTCTTGGTTTGGCAATGTTTGGTCGGTTAGGCGATAAACAAGGGTCCAAAGACCTGCCATGATGTCAGAACGTTCAAGATTGCTCCAATCAAACATACACACTCCAATTTGATATAGTTATTTATTTTATTGTAACTGTATATTTGGAATGAATCAATGGACTTTGACGTTATTTAGGGCTTGCCACCGTTGTGCATCTGCCCAAGAATTGACTAAAGGCTCGCCTTTTACGTTCAAACTGGTGTTCATAAGCATGGGACAACCGCTTTTGGCGTACCAAAGCTCTAACAATGCTCGGAATTTGGGATTATCTGAGTGGTTAACTGTTTGGACTCTACTGGTATTGTCCACATGGCAAATGCCCGGAAACTCATTGGGTATACGACAGCGTGCCACAAATTGCATATATGGACTGGATTTTACTGGCATATCAAAGTATGTGTCAGCATGTTCTTCTAATATTGCAGGCGCAAATGGTCGAAACTCTTCACGTTTCTTTAGTTGGTTCATGCGTGGTTTGGCATCCTTGCCTCTGGGGTCGCACAGTAAACTGCGATTGCCTAATGCCCGTGGACCAAACTCTGCTCGACCGTTGGCCACTGCTACCACATTACCTGCTAACAGTTCTTTGACAATGCTATCCATGTCTAATTCACGATCAATGTCTGTACCCAAGTAAGGAGTGGTCCAGTTTAATTGTTGTTGTTCGTAGGCGGCAACTGCACCTATAGCACTGCCAGCATCACCTGGATTGGGCATGATCCACACATTATCAAACCCTGCTTCCTGAGCAATACGACTATTAGCCACACAGTTAAGAGCACAGCCTCCCATGAACACAAGATTGCGACTTGGAAGTTTTGTTCTCATCCATTTGGCAGTCTCTAACAAGTATTCTTCCATAACAGCCTGCACACTTGCGGCAATATCAAAATCACTGACTCCACCTAGATTATCCCACCATAGGCATCCTCGATGTAGATTATGTTTTAACTTAAAATCAGGACCTTGAAATTTTGTAAAGAATTCTCGTTTAAAATATTCAGCAAGTATGGGTTTACCAAAAGCGGCCATGCCCATTAATATATATTCTTCTTCGTTGGGTTTAAGTCCCAGCCATTGTGTAAATGCTGTATAAAATAATCCCATGCTATTGGGATATTTTTTATTCCAGTATTTGTTGAGTCCATCATTGTCAGCATGCCATATACTAACCGAGTCCCATTCTCCAATTGCATCTACTACCAGTACACTGGCATCTGGAAATTTACTGGTGTAGAAACCTGCGGCAGCATGGCTTTCATGATGGCTCACAAATTCCACAGGCAAGTGACCCAGCCCCACGTGTTTTAATTCATCATGTGGTGATGTGAACCATGGGCGCTGACCACTATATATTTTTCTTAAACTTTTTAATAAAGGTTTTTCAAACCAAACAATTTCTGTAGGTGTACCATATTGATACATCTCATCAATCATGTATGCATTTAAAGATTGGTCATTTTTTATTCTACTGTATCGTTCACTGTGTGCCGCCCACAGAATGTTAGGCCCGTCAATAAGAGCCATGCTGGCATCATGATTTTGGGCAGTGATACCTAAGATCATGTTAGTAGATAAATGGGTCGCGTTTACGCAGTTCTTCAATACGCTTTTTTAATGCTCGACGATCCTGCCAATTTCTATAAATTTCAATAAGTTTTTTAAAAGGGTTCATGAAAATATTTAGTTAGGTTAGTACTGCAACCATAAAGATTAAAAAGGCCCATCCTGGATGTCCACACAATAGTGCAAACAGTGCCAGGATGGTACCATAAAATACGTTATCGTTCATTACATTGTAGGACCGTTGCCGTTCCTAAATTCAACTGAACCACCTTCTTCTTTGATACGTGCCATGACGTCTTCAAATAACATGGGCGCAAAGTTTGGAAGTTGTTCTACACAAACACAATGGTAACGAACGTCGTTTACATCGCTGTATAAAATTTCTCCAGTCTTAGCATCAACGCCACGTGCCTTCTTCACTCTGTTAGAATGTAAATGTCCGTGAATGTTAACTCCAAATCGTCCTAAGCTATCACTATGTAATGGGATATGACTTAAAATCATTCCGTTCATAACATGGTAGGCCCTTAATTCTCTAAAGTACTGCCTGTACTCGTCATCACGGAAGATGTCGTGGTTACCGCGGATTAACACCTTGTCACCGTTTAAGCGAGCTAATGTCTTTAATGCCTTGCGGTTAATAACAACGTCACCTAAGTGATAAACCTTGTCTGTGGGCTTGACACGTTCGTTCCAAGCCTTGACCATGGCTTCGTCCATTTCTTCAGGCGTATCCCACGGCCTTAACTTTGTCACACCGTCGTTACGAGTAAACTTGCAAACACCCATATGACCAAAGTGCGTATCGCTAACTAAAAATACACTAGGCATATCAAACTCTCTCTTTCTTAACTCGTCCAATACGAGATGATTTGTTCCAATCATAAGCAATGCCATCTGGACACAGACCGTTCCTTACACTGTCTACTCCAAACATGCCTACAAATTCCATACCAGCTGGACCACGAATGATTACGAACTGGTTGACTGCTTTTGCGGTGGCCATTGCACTGTCCAACGATGAACATACAGCAAGTGGAAACCCTTCTTTTGTTAAAACTTTATACATGAGTGTATTATACACTCATTTTGACAATCAGTCAACCGGATTATTTGGGGTAATAAATCCCCATTCGTTAGTACTTCCATGTACATCGTAGGACTTTTCTTCACTGTCGTAGGTCCAACCAAGTACTCGCATCATTTTATGTTTGACCAACAAGTTGGGTGATCTAAAACGTTCGCAATCCGAAAATCCCATCATGACACCAATTTCTGCCACTGCACCACTACGGCAAATACCTGCATGGCAATGTACAACAACGTTCATGCGTTTTTCTTTTGCGTGTTGCAATAGATGAACAAGTTGTTCTGCCTGCTCATCTGTAATAGCAAACTCGCTCAAATCAATCATGCCACCACCAGTATTGGTCATACCGTCTTCTTCAATGTCAAGAAAACTAAACTGATGTACTTCTTTGAACTGATGTTTAGGAGTAGGGAACGCCATATCGTAGTCTGAAATTTGAATCAGCATACTGTTATCACCACATGCATGGTGTTGTCCTTTTGCTACATTTTCTAACGGAATATTTTCAATCCACATACCAAATCTCCTTAAAACCTTCTTCTTCAGTTGGCATTTCAAAATTATCAATCATACCTTGTACAACATCCCAAGGGACTACTTTTCCACTTGCCTCACGACCAATTAGACGTTCTTTAAGAACTTCTATTTTAGGTGTTTGAAAAACAACAGCAATATGATCATAGTCGGGTAACATACGAAACTTCTTCTTGCGGCTATTAACAGTTGTACTAGTTTGATCCCAAAGTACATCATGCTCAGCTTCTCTAACGGCCACAACTTGATTAATCATTAGTTCTATAGCCATGGGCATATATTCTTCAAACACCTCAGTGTAAGTCTTGCCTTGCTTACGGGCATGAGCATCAACAAAATTGTCAGTGGACACCACTGGAATAGCCAGTGCCCATTCTTGGTTCTTGATCCAGGTGCTTTTACCACTACCCGGAACTCCAATCAATTGATAACATTTCGGCATTTATAATTCTTTCACATTACTATAACAGTCAAAGCCTTCTGCTTCCAATTCTGCAATGGCTTCATTCATTAAACTTTCAACAAGTCTAGCCATGTCTACTTTTTTAATTTCTTTATGACGTTTACGCAGGGCAGTACCCTTTTGATAAACTATGGCAAAATGTTCTTCGCAATAACTGCGACCAATTACAGCATCACAGCCACAACTAGGTGTATGCGAATCTGATCCAATATATTGACATTTATTCAGTACCATCTTTATCATCCTTTAAAAGTTTTCGAAGTTCTTCTTCGCTATGATCCTCACCGCGATTGACTCGATCCATAAAATCCTTTAATCGCATTAGTTTCATCTTGGGCATTTCTAGCAAATAACTAGCGGCAGTGTTTCTGCCGTCACTATGAGAAATTTGTTCCAACACTATTGTTAGAATCATAACGCACCAAAATCGGCCGTCTTCCCAAGTAATTTCTGCTGTATTCAAGATATAACCAATGGTGCTATAAACCACCATGCGTTGCATGGCGGCCCCAGTTAAAAAATCCCACATATTTTATCCGCGTTTCATACAAGTTGTACGAGCCATAGCTTGCCAATTTGTAGGAAAACTTTTACGTAGATCAGCCAATTTAAGAACCATACGCAAACTCAGTTCACGCAATTTACTTTTGTTAATATCAATAAACTCCACCAACTCATGTTTAACAATGTCAATGTTATCAAAATCATACTTGTCCAACATACCATCTGTGATGATCTGTTTGATACGCAGAATCTTTTCACGCTCAGTATCCATCTGCAGATCAATGTAGTGGCAACGTGATTCCAAAGCGTCCAAGTGATCTCGCAACTTTTTAGAACGAACGTGTTCAAACTTGATGTTAGTAATAAAGATAGCCGCGCCCTTGAACTCAAAGCGATCTGGAATACCTTCGCTACGCAAAATACGGCTGTCTGTGTTCCAGCTAATGAAACGGCGTGAGCTAGAATCCAAAGCTGCCTTCAAAATATTCAAAGAAAGATCTTCCATCAAAATGCTATCGCAATCGTCAAACACAATTACGTTGCCCTTCTCACTGAATTCGTACAGTTTGGCATACAAGCCAATTGCACTCATGGCACCTTTAACAACTTCAAATTTTGGCTTCTTTTCTGCCAATGTATTGAACAAGTCTGCTTTTTGCAATTGTGTTTCAACACCATATGATTTACCAACACCCGGAGGGCCACTAACAATCATAGCACGAACATTGCCTTCTTTGACTGCTTTGGTCATCTCATCCAAAATCTCAAAACGTTCACGAAGACGAGCAATAATCGCCTCGTCAGTTTCTAGGGCAACTTCTTGTTCGCGAGCTTTGATAGCTTCTGTATCAAATTCTAGAACGTTGCTAGTAGCTACGGAAGGCTTAGTGTTTGCTTTAGCCATTTTAAAAACTCCTTAATTGTTTAACAAGTGTGTATTATAGCATCAATTCAACTAGCTGTCAATAGGTTTCTTTGACAATATCGAACTCTTCAGGCGGCCATTTGGCTTTGAATTCATCTGTTTTCACATAATCGTTGTATGCTTTGGCATCAAAAAATATTTTATGAAACGCAGTTTTGAATGTGCCTTTGGGGTTTATTGTCAAATAAACCGATTTTGCTTTACCAGCCATGGAGTTTCCTTTAAATTTTTTACTGCAACAATGTTATTGTAACATCAAAGCCACGTGTTGTCAAGCAAGTTTGGTCAAGGGTATATCGGCTGCACAGGTGCAAAAATTACGATCACATATGATTGGTGATACGGGCACAGTAAAACTACCTAAATATATATTGCCCAAACTACCTCCCACACGACAAGTGGCACGATGTACATCACCATCCCAGTTGATCATTAGGCTTTCAATACCTGCATTGCACATCCATCCCTTGTATTGGTTCAAATGCAATTTAATAACATCATTTGCATGGTATAGATCCTTATCGTCTACCAATGTGTTTTCGCCAGCAGTGGCAGTTTGATCCTTGATCCATTTTAAATCATCAAGTTCGTATTTCATATCGTTAAACAAATCGTGATCACCTTCTGTCCAACGTATCCTACGAACAGCAAATGGTATAAATTCATTTTTTAATATGCCCACAGCAAGTTTTACATCTGCCATTTTGGTATGTAGAGCCATGACTTGAACAACAAGTTTTTTATTAGTTTGAGAGGCAACCTTGATAATTGTATCTAAAACTCTATCCCAGTCGTATTCGAGATGCAGGCTAATCACATATTGATCAATTGGCAGGCTGGCATAAAATTCATATGGCAATGTGCCGTTAGTTGTTACACTGATCCAGGCAACACCCATTTCTTTACAATAATTGATTAATTCTCTAAATTTAGGATGTACGCAGGGTTCTCCACCTGTAAAACTTAAACGAACCGGCTTGCTTAATGATGCAATTTTATCCACGGTTGCTTTTAGTGTTTCAATGCTGGTATGCGGGCTTGAATTATCATGTATGATACTTGGGCAATAACTGCAATCGTAGTTGCATCGTTTACCAAGGTTCCATTCTATCTTGATAAAGTTTGTTTGATTTGGATCTCTAGGAGAAACTTTATACATAAGGTTTGAACTCGGGAGTAATGTCTGTAAAACTTTGATTCCTAGTCTTGTCCAATCTACGATTAAATTCTACGCAATCTTCCCATAGGTGACCCACTTGGCTAAATTTCAAGTAGTTTATTACACCATGTAATTGCAGTAATGTAATGTCTTTTAATTGTGGGTGTTTTTTTACAAGTTTGTATTCTGAAACTTGTGTTGTAGCGGCCTGCAATCTAGATATTGCTTCTAATCTCAGTTCTGCTGGCATTGATTGTACATTAAGTACGCTAGGGTAGTTTACAAGATTAGTATAAAACACAATGCCTAGTTCATTTAAAAAGTAGTCAGCCATTTTGTCTAAAATTAAAACATTGCTAACTTGCACGGCAACTGCTCCCACAATGCGAGTAACGTTTGGAATCTCTTGTATTTTTTTGATATTATCTATTAGTACGTCCCACTTAGCATTTCCTCGAATATACTCGTAGCTATCTCCAAGCCCATCAATACTTACATTTACTGCCACACTTTTAAATGCTGGCCAGTATGCAAATATGTTACGTTTGCCTTTGCCTAAACTTGTTAAGTTTGTGGCATACTTGATTTCTATGTCCTTGGCATATGGGTGCATCATTTCAAGTATGCGATAGTGTGTGGGATCAGTTAAAGGTTCCCCACCAGCAAATTCTACTCGTTTAAAATACGGTATCAATTGTTGGAAGTTTTCCCACCACTGTGCATTATCACTAAATGCATCAAGATACATTGATCCAGATGCTTTCATTTCTCTAATGGGTTGAATCAAGAAGCTGTGCTCTTTTACATAAAAATCTTCAATTTCATCCCAGTCGTCCCAACTGGTGCTGTCCATAGGGTGGCACATTCTACATTTTAAGTTGCAAAGATTGTTCAACTTCAATTCTATTGTGGGAAAATCAAAAGGCATTGAATAGTCATCTTGCATTTTAGCCCAAGCATTGGGATACAAATTAATACGAGATTCTGGGATTTGACCTTTAAGGTGACGTTGTCTTAAACTTTCAATATTTTGATCTTCTAACTCAAAACACGATATACATTCTGCCGGCCGTTCGTTGTTAAGCATCTGCTTACGAATACGTTTCATGTTATCGTTATTCCAAATTTCCTCTAGACTCTGTTCTTGTACATTGCCCACGTTCCAACTGCGGCAACATGGTTTAATGCCGCCGTCCTCTCTGGTAGCAACTCCGGTAAACGGGTGCATACAAAATGTTGTGCTATTTGGTATCATGGTAATATTTACCCTAGTTATATACGCAAATAAATATTCCATGCTAACTCCTACCAACTATACTGTTGATACTAAATTATTTAAAGATGCTTGTAATGCATTGCCTGAGGGGGGAATGAAAACAACCATTAACGAACCTACTGGCAATTTCTTTTATGAGCCGTGGGTATTGAAAGATGAATATAAAGGAACAGTATGGGAAACAATTTACAATTCACTACCAGTGGACAAGGGAGAAACAAGAATAATAATTTTAGATCCAGGTCAGTGCTATCAATCACACTCTGATATCGATAACCGTTATCATCTTAGCATACTGGGCAATAATAGTTTTTTAATTGATTTGACCAATGAGGTGATGCATCGTTTAGAACAAGATGGTATATGGTATTATATGGATGCATCACCAGTGCATACCGCCGCCAATTTTGGCAATTGTGCTAGAATACAATTGGTTACCCGCAAACTTCTGAATAATGCCAAATTACAATCGCCTATCAAAGTTAAAATTGTACCCAAGTACTCATCATATAATAACAGATTTTTATTTGATGCAGTAGTGAGCCCATGGCTTAATGCTAATAATCAAAATTTTAAAATAGCAAATTTTAATGTTGACGGCCAAACTGTGTCTATAGAAATAGAAAATTCAACAATAACATCTTTAAAGGAAATTTTACCCAATGAATTCAGACTGGAACTATCTATATAAAATTGTTGAAGGCAATCCTTGGGTAACTACTAATTTACTTTATACACCCACAGTAAATTCTGAAGGAACGTTGTTATGTATGGATTGGAATAAAAATAGTGAGTATCAAAAAGATCGAATATTTACGGACGAATTACTTGAATTCTTTTTTGATCGAGAAATAAAATATCTGGAGAAATTCCAAAACTATGATTGGGCGCCTCAAATAATGGACATTAATTTACGTACCAAACGTATTTGTATTGAATGGAACAATAGAAGTCTTAATCATATTATTTTTGGTGGTGGCAAATTGGATCAGGAATGCCCCAATTGGAAATTTCAAATATATAATATGCTGTCTGATATTAAGAACACATCACATATAAAAAACGCATTATATCCTCATTGCTTTTTTATAGGCAAGGATAACAAAATTAAAACTATTGATTTTTATTCATGTGTAAGCGAAGCAGATCCGTTTATCAGTTACAAACAAATAGAAGGTATGATTGGCACTCAGTCAGTGGAACGGTTTATTACAGCTACCACTGATGGCATGATTGATTTTAGAAAGTTTTTTAAAATTACCATGTTAGATCATTTGGGCAAGACTTGGCCAGATAATCCATTTCCTGAATTTTACAAAAAATTATATCAATGATTTTAGGAATAGATCAGTCTGTGGTGTTCTAATCCCTGTGACCTGAAGGGTGACTCTAGGTGTGTGACCAGCATTGGCAGTTGAGTGTGGAACATTTTGCCAATCAAATGTAGTTACATCTCCTGCTTTCCATCCGGTAAACAAATAATTCCCGTAACTCCAAAATTGTCCAGGTTGCCAATCAGTTAACTGAATCATGTAACGGCTGACTGTATTGGGATCTTCACGGTTCCATTTTTCTAATTTATCTAGATGCAGGTTCCATACCTGGCCAGGATACTGAACGTGTATGCGTGCCATGGGGTCATCCAAGGCAAAACAGTCTGCAATATCCTGTAGACTATTTGGAACATTCCAATTCATATTTGAAACTTTGAGATTTTTATCGTAGCCAGATCTTTCTAAGTCGTTTTCCTCTGCTGACAATTCTTCTTCTGGCCGGCTAGGTTTTTTTGGATTACCGCGGGTACGCCAAGTTACTGGGGCAGACTGCTCTATGATAGAATCTAAATCTCCCAGCCATGTGGGTTCAATATGTCCTAAGCGTATAACAGTATCCCATCTAGAATCTATTTTAGTACTGTCAAAATGGTATTTGCTACGTTTTTTTGTTTCATCCCAACTACTGTTCATACGACGGTGACCCCAATATTAGATGCTACAAAATTTTTCCAGTATTCATCTGGTGGTGTATTAATACCTAGCAAGTGGCACAGTTGCCTATTGCTACTGGCAGATTTTTCACGAGTATTGTACTGTACTATTGATTGTTCAATATCTTTATTTTGTTGTGCAATTCGATCAGCCATCACTTTTAAATCAACATAATATTCATTGTATTTGGGGTAAGTGATGTTAAAGTGGCCGCACTTGACCCACCATCCCAAACACTCATCATTATTTCTATGCACTAGGACCACCGGGCACTCGGGCCAGTGTTGTTTTAAAAATCCCACGTTGTGTGATAATACATGACTTTTAATGATTCGAACGCCTTCTCCAGAAAACGGTCTATCAAATTCTCGTTCACAATCTTCTTTACTGTATGATTTAATGTGTTCAAAAAATCCACCAAATTCCATGCCCGGGTCAAAATATGCACCTAAGTGCATAAGATGCATTTCTCCAGATGCATCGTGATAATAGGTTCTTTCGTCACTATAATCACTTCTATCAATATCTGGACTAAAATAAATGCTTTTGCTCACGCTACTCCATTTACTACCAGGTGCCCCCGTCATAAAAATATATTTCATTAATAAGTCTCCAATGCTCTAATATTTATCCCAGTTTTGTGAGTACATAAATATTGCCATGCCAACACACAGTATGAACCATTGTTTATTTTTTTCGTTAACTGGTAAACGGTGGGAACGATCTTTATGGCCGCATCGAGTGGCCACATTTTTAAGAATGAATGACTGGGACGCTGAAGTTATTGATTTTGCATCATTTTGGAAGCTGGAAGAATTACAAGAATTAGTACGTAGTAGGACATCAAATAAAACTGTGATGTTTTGTTTTGGAACAGCATTCTTAAACCCATGGAGTCCCTACTTAAACGAATTTATTACATGGCTTAAAAAAACCTATCCCACCATTCCTGTTGTTGTGGGAGGTAATAATGCGTTGGTTACACCAGCAGTTTATGTGGACTACTGGGTAGACAGTTACGGTGAAAATGCTATTTTGGCCTTATGTAAACATTTGATTGGCACATTGGGTGCTCCTTTAATGACAGATTCTGCATTTTTTGGAAGTAAAAAGGTTATCCGAGGACTTCATCACTACCCAAGTGCTCCGTTAGACAACTACCTAGTTGATTATGAAGTTCGTGACTTTATGATGCCATACGAATGCCCACAAATTGAAACAGCACGTGGATGTATGTTTAGTTGTAGTTACTGTAACTTTCCCATTATAGGTCAAGCAAAAGATGTAAGCGTGAGCAAAGAAGAATTTAAACGTCAAATGCAAACTGGCTATGAAAAATGGGGAATCGTTAATTGGCGAGTAATGGACGAAACGTTCAATGATCGTCCAGAAAAACTACAGAAGTATGCAGATGCAGTTGATGAACTAGGATACAATCCTTGGATATGTGGATTTGCTCGCGGCGACCTAGTTGTCAAACATAGAGAATATTGGGACACTTATATTAGATTGGGGTTCCTTGGACATAGCATGGGAATTGAAACATTCAATCATGATGCTGGTAAATTAGTACGCAAAGGTATGAATCCCGATAAGTTGCAACAGGGACTCTTAGATTTTCAAGCATACACTGATATACATGCACCTAGACGTTATCGAGCCAACATACAAATGATCTGCGGTATACCAGGAGAAACTGTGGAGTCGTGGAATGAATCAATAACTTGGCTGAATACTCATTGGACTAGGCAAAGTGCCAGCGCACATATTTTAGAAGTCCCTGACTATGATGAAACATTGACGAATCAAAGTCGGTTTACCAAAGAACTTGTGGACAACGGATTGATTAAAACTAATGCTAGGCAAAACCCAGGATACACAGTGACTAAAGATAATAGCGGAAATGTGGTGTTCCAGTCCACAACGCCGAGAGGTGGTGGTGTGGGTAGTACTAGAAATGATATTGTTATCTGGAAACATAATACCATGGACTGGCATTTAGCAGAAGCATTGGTACAAAAATTTTATGGGGATACTGGCTTCATTGGCCTACGTGGATGTAACCCATTTTTATCCGATAGGTTATTTGTCTACAACGAAACCAACAATTATCAAGAAATTTACGATAAAAAAGTTACCAGTATAAAAACAGATGATGATAAATTTAAACAATTTGTACAAACATACATTAACAAGAAACTAGCATATGATTGATTGGAACTCGATAATATCAAATCTTAAAAATGGCCAAGTGGTCACTGTCAATCCTGCAAGATGGAATATGGATAATCCAAAATATAGAGAGATGGTTGAATTGTGGGAATCAAATAATTTTAACACAGGTAGTGTTAGATGGATAAACTACTACGATACCAAGGACATAGAAACAACAATTGCAAAACAAGTGGGCATTACCCCTCTACGCAGTTGGATCAGTTGTGTTGAACCTGGATACATGACTGGCTATCATTATGACATTGATGACAATGAGCAAGAATACTTGACTCACGGAACGCTAACACGTTACACAGTATTCATTAGCAAGCCTGCCCTTGGCCATATTTTTATACTGGGTAATGATTATCTAATTAACCAACCACAGGGTACCTTACTTAAATGGCAACAGCACAGAGAATGGCACAATGGTATTAATGGCGGGTTTAGTAACAAGTACCTGTTTCATATTTTAGGTTACTGATGTTTGCTTTTAAAGATTTATCCCAAGTACAGGTTGAGATAACCAATCGTTGTCAAGCAAGTTGTCCAATGTGCTTACGTAATATTCATGGTGGAATTGAAAATCCATTGTTAAAAACAAATGACTGGACGTTGGCACAATTTAAAAACATTTTTAATGCTGACGTTCTTGCACAGGTTAAACATGTGAACTTTTGCGGAGATTTTGGTGACCCAATTTTAAATAACGATTTAATTGGCATGTGCCAGTACTTAAAAGATCACGGTGCTGCCAGTGTTCATATTTGTACCAACGGCAGTGCTAGAAATACTGCCTGGTGGAAATCATTAGCTCAAGCACTACCAATAAATCATAAGATAGAATTTGCCATTGACGGTCTAGCGGATACTCATAGTTTATATAGAGTTGGAACAGATTACAACATGGTTATTCGTAACGCAACAGCATTTATTGAATCTGGT